GGTAATAATTGGCTTGACACAGTAGACGTGTCGTGATATAACTAAGATTCATTTTAACAGAAAAGGAGAATACATGAACCAAGTATCAACAATAAACACAGGTAACTTTAACGCAATGGCAGAAGCAATGGGTATGAATATTGACACCCAACAGAAGTCACAGGCAAGTACGCTTGCTAGATTGCGTGTCAACCATTCGCCTATCATGGGAGAGGAAACTATCAATGGTAAGAAGGTTAAGGTTGAGGTTGTGTCTGGTGGTACATATAAGTTGGAGATACCAGATGGCCCAACTTACTACGCCACTACAGCTACCATACGCCCTTACTTACAACGCTTTATGTATAAGCGATTTGTAAAGGGATCGGATAGCACACCTAATCGTTACGTCAAAACACTAATGGCTAATGATTTGAACAACGACATGAAGGACAATGATGGTGGCTTCAACTGTGGTAAACCTGCAGGTTACATTGAAGACTTCAAGGCATTGCCTGAGAAGACACAAGACTTAATTCGTCAGATCAAACGAGTACGTGTACTGTTTGGTACGGTTGAATTACATGATGTTGTGGACTCTACAGGTAAGTCAGTAGAGTTGTCACCACAGGCTTTCATCTATGAGATTGAGAATCGTGATGCATTTAAAGGTGCAGGTGTGATCTTCAACAAGCTAGGTAAGATGCGTAGATTACCAGTACAGCACAACGTATCAATGGCTACAGAAGAGCAGTCAATGCCTAACGGTAACGTGTGGTACTTACCTACATTTACACTTGACTTAGGAGATACTCTTGAGGTGGGTGACGGTGAGCAAGAAACCTTTGCTAATTTCATTGCATGGATTGAGAACTACAATGAATACATTAAGTCTGCATGGAATGATAATGCATACAAGAATGACGATACCGACACTGATACGGTTGAGGAGTTCGTAGACATTGAAGCAGAGGACTTTGTGTAATGAACCATCCTGCTGAACTAGCAATACATCAGTACCTTGAGAACGCTGCCAATGGTAAGTCTTCTATGTCAGATGAAACAATTGACACAGTAGCACGTGAAGTAGCAGAGGCACTGAAACGTCAGTTCGGTAGTGGTAATAAACGTGGCAAGTTCAGGTTAAGGATGTCCAACATTGGGCGTCCTACTTGTCAACTTTGGTTTGATAAGAACAAACCTGAAACGGCATTACCAAAGCCGACTACATTCGTAATGAACATGATGTTAGGAGATATAGTTGAAGCTGTTTTTAAGGGTGTTCTTAAAGAGTCTAACGTGGCTTTTGAAGACACTGATACGGTTAGCCTTACAGTGGGAGATAGTAATGATACTGTTGTTTCTGGGAGTTATGATCTTATCGTAGACGGAGCACTTGATGATGTTAAGTCAGCATCAGACTGGTCTTACAGGAATAAGTTTGAATCGTATGATACGTTAGCCAAAGGAGATTCGTTTGGATATGTCGGGCAGTTAGCAGGTTATGCTAAAGCTTCTGGTAAAAAGGTAGGCGGTTGGTGGGTTGTAAACAAAGCCAACGGTGGCATCAAATATGTACCTGCTGACAACCTTGATATGGAAGCGGAGATGGACAAGATCAAACAGACTGTGGAGACAGTCAATAAGAACGAGTTCAAACGATGCTTCAAACCTGTACCTGAGTTCTTTAGGGGTAAACCTACAGGCAATACGGTACTTAATGATGGTTGCAAGTTCTGTGACTATCGACATGAGTGTTGGCCTAACATGGTAGAAGAGCCATCACGAATGTCAAAAGCAAAAGACCCTAAGATAGTGGCATACATAGAGGAGTAAACATGATAGGAGAATCGGAGTTAAATGAGTTACAAGAGAACATCAAAGAGATGGAACAGGAACTTATGGAAAAGAAGAAAGCTTTACGAGAAGCTAAGTACACAGGACTACGCACCGCAATGCAAGCTCGTAAGGATGCAGATGAAGCTATCCGTCAGGAACTAAAGGATTTAGGTTATTCACAAACACCATCTTTTAATCAGCCTTTACACTGGCACTGGAAGTTCTAGTGGATGGTAAGCGTTTCAGACATGCGCTAAAGCAGGGATATAGGAGTGGTCTTGAGATTAAAGTCAAAGACTATTTGAAAGAACACAAGGTGCATTTTAAGTATGAGTCTTTAAAAATAGAGTGGGAAGACTTAATGTACAGAACCTATACCCCTGACTTTATATTAGGTAATGGTTTAATAATAGAAACAAAAGGACGATTTACATCAGACGATAGACGAAAGCATGTGGCTATAAAAAAACAACACCCTAAACTTGATATACGTTTTGTGTTTGAGAACAGTAGACGTAAATTAAGTAAGGGTGCTAAGACTACGTATGCTTTATGGTGTGAAAGAAATAAGTTCTTGTATGCAGACAGGGTTGTTCCTCAAGACTGGTTGAAAGAAAAAGGTAAAGACAATCATCCAGACTTAGTAGAATTTCCTTACAAAAAAGTACAGAGGAGATGACATGGAAGAAGAACAAACCTTTATTAACTTTGACCCTAATGATTTTATTATAAGAATATCACCCATAGTAGAGAATGGGGAATGGTCAGGGGATATTAACGTAGGTCAAGTAACAACAGATGCAAACAAATTATCGGATGATGATTATTATCAACTTAGTGTATTGACAGACATGTTGGTATGTGCTATTCCTCTAATAGAGTCTAGACCAGACATAAGGGATGAGCTATATAAACTAGCACAAGAACAGTATAAGGGTAACAAACCTACGGTACAGGAACGTAAAGGAAATGTATTAACGGTAAATTTTAATTAGAAGGAGAACACGAATGGTACATATGGCAGATACAATTAGCACACTTACATTAGGAGATACAACTATTACACTAGACGATCCTGTTAATAGTCCTAAACATTACAACCAAGCAGGTATCGAATGTATTGATGCCATTCGTGCTGCTACTGATGATGGTTTCGAGTACTATCTACAGGGTAATATTATGAAGTACCTATGGAGATACAAGTACAAGAATGGATCAGAGGACTTGAAGAAAGCCCAATGGTATTTGGATAAACTAATAGAGGTGGTTGATGATAGTTAAAGTATTTCTTACATTAGACATTGATGAAGAAGAGTATCACGTTCCTGTGGACGGTTTCATTGACCCCGAAATAGAGGACGCACTAAAAGATTTTATTCACGATGTGGATGGAATAAAGATTAGAAACCTGAAGATAATTACACAGGAGAATACATGAGATTTTTAAAAAGATTACCTGAGTTTCGTATGAGCCATTGGTTATTACGTTTACCTTTAATTGTTGTATTTGCACAACAGGGTTTGGATAAAATGCCAGTGGACGCAGAGACAGCGGCTTCCTTTGACCTGCCTTATTTGGTATGGTGGGTTGTTGCCTATGGAGAACTAGGTGCAGCTATAGGGTTATTATTTGGTGGTCTTTTTTATATAAAGGATTTCACTGACTGGATAACTGAGATTGGCGATATACTAACTAGATTTAGTGGCTTTACTATTGGCTGTATTATGACAGGAGTTATATGGATCGCACAACCCGAAAGTTTTTTAGATGTTATACTATACGATAACTTCCATGTAATGCTTTGGGTAGGTGGATTATATTTTGCATTGAGAGGAAACAGAACATGAACAATTATTTACCAACAGATTACCAAGCATTTATACACACCTCTCGTTACGCTAGGTGGTTAGAGAAAGAACAAAGACGAGAGAGTTGGGGAGAGACAGTAGAACGTTATATGGATAATATTGTACGTAAGGTTGCAGGAGATGACAGCTACATCAATCAACTACGTGATGCTATACTTAGCTTAGATGTAATGCCTAGCATGAGAGCCATGATGACAGCAGGAGCAGCAGCAGAGCGTGATAACATCTGTATGTACAACTGTTCATACCTTCACGTAGATCATCCCCACGCCTTTGATGAAGCAATGTTCGTACTCTTGTGTGGCACTGGCGTAGGTTTCAGCGTAGAGCGTCAGTTCATTAGCAAGCTTCCCGAAGTGCCTGAATTGTTCGAGAGTGATACTACCATTGTGGTAAAGGACAGCAAGGAGGGGTGGGCTAAGTCTTATCGTCAATTGTTGGCTCTTTTATGGGCAGGTGAGATTCCACAGTGGGATGTAAGCAGGGTTAGACCTGCAGGTTCTAGGCTAAAGACATTCGGTGGTAGGGCTAGTGGACCTGCACCGTTGATTGATTTGTTTAACTTTACAGTACAGACATTTAAAAATGCACAGGGTAGACAGCTTAGTTCACTTGAATGTCACGATATTATGTGCTTCATTGGGCAGATAGTTGTTGTCGGTGGTGTTAGACGTAGTGCCATGATCTCTCTGAGCAATCTGAGTGATGATCGTATGCGTCACGCTAAGTCAGGACAGTGGTGGAATGAGGCTGCACATAGGGCGTTAGCTAATAACAGTGTGTCGTATACAGACAAGCCAGATTCAGAGACATTCATGCGTGAGTGGTTGGCACTAGTAGAAAGTAAGTCAGGTGAGAGGGGGATATTTAATCGTGAGGCA